CACAGAATTTGAAAGACAAGCTGGCATACTTGGCTTAAGTGTTCCCAAGAATGGCTATAACAGTTTAGTTGAATCAGTTCTTAATGGAAGTTACAAAGCCGAAGGTTTTGCTAGTTTCTCTGACAAGCTTTGGCAATATCAATTTGAATTGAAAGCCGACATTGAAAAACTTCTTATTCGTTCAGTAACTGGTGGAATCAATCCAAAGGCATTAGCCCCACAACTTAAAAGGCTGATGACTGAACAAGGAAAGCTTAATGCCACCTACAATGCACAACGATTGCTTGTATCAGAAACAACACGAGTTCAAACAGCTATTCAGGAAGAAAGCTATAAAAAAGCGGATATTGATAGCTATGAGTATATTGCTGAACCGTCAGCTTGTCCTATCTGTGGGGCATTGAATGGTAAAATTTTCAAACTAAAAGATATGTCGCCTGGTATTAATGCGCCCAACATGCATCCGTTCTGTAGATGTAGCACGGCACCGCATGTTGATGATAAAGGTTTCTGGGATGATTTACTTGATAGAAAAGTAATCAGCCAAAGCGAATACAAACAAGCGTTTGACGATAGAGCAGAAGCTGACAGAGCAATTGAAGAATTGCGCAGAAAAAGAAAAGGATAGATTTCAATGAATAATGAACCGAAATACAACGAAGTGAAATTTAATGAAGGGTTGATAGTTAATGGTGCAAAAATAAAACATTTGACGAACGTTACAATTAAGTCTGATAGTAATAATTTTTCTGAAATTACTGTTACGTTTATGGGGAAAATCGATGGTTTAGATAATCTTTCTCGAATTGATTATAGCTTTGAAGAAAATACTCAGGAAAGTAACAGAAATAAGGAACCAAAAAAGGCTGTAACTGGACAGCCTTTTAGTTATAGAGTCAAAGGGATTGGATCCCCAGAGACATTGTCGGGGATAATCAGTCGTCAGACGGAGCAGTTAAATCGCCATTTCCGCTGATACCTAAAACATCTTCCGCAAAAATTGTCAAGTTACCATAAGACTCAGAGTTATCAAGTGTCCTAACATCTTTCAAATGTATTAAGCTTAATTCTTCAGAAACTTTATTTGTTTTGCTCTCTGAAAAAGTCATTTCCCAAGCTTGGTTTACAAAATCTGATTCAAGCTCGCTTGAAGATACAGGTTTGCCAATATACGTACCATTGGAAGTTAAAACCACTAATTCAGCATCTGAATCGTTTTTCCGATTAGCTACCAAAATCAATGTGTACCAGAACTTGATGTAAGCATTTTTTATAGAACTCAAATTATTTTTCCTTTCTAATATATACTAGGCAAATGAGCCAGTAATTTAATTATAGCAAATAAACTTTAGACCCTTGGAATTCCATGGGTTTTTCTTATGTCCAAGCATTGAAGACATAAAAAGCTATGGAAAGTGCAAGCATTTATTCACGTTAAAAGATATGGAAGGAGCATCAAAATGAAACATAAACAACTTTTACCACTTAATTTGCAGCACTTTGCTGAAGGTCAAGAAGGCGGTGAGGGTGGAGAAGGAACTGGCCAAGCTACTCCTCCTGAATTCAATACTGACAGTTTGACCGATGAACAAGTAGCATCCATTAAAGAGAAATTTGGATTCAAAGATGATAATGATGTTAATTCTATTATTAACTCCAAATATTCTCGCTGGAAACAAGAACTTAATGAAAAACAAGATGAAGCTGCAAAATTAGCTGCTATGGATGAAAAAGAAAAAGCAGACTATGAAAAGCAACAACTTAAAGACAAAATAGCTGACTATGAGCGCAAAGAACAATTGGCTGAAATGTCTGAAACAGCTAGTGGCATGCTGTCAGATAAAGGGATTCAACCCACTAAAGAAGTTTTATCAATTATTGTATCAGAAGATGCAGATAAAACTTCCGATAATGTGAAATCTTACATTGCGGCAATTGAACTAGAGAGAAAAAACATCAAAGCAGATTTTGAAAAACGCCTAGGAGGAAAAATTCCGCTAGAAGGCGGTTCAACTTCGACACTCTCAAGGGGTGCACAAATGGCAAAAGCAGCTAACGATCAAACCAAAAAGTCCGAGAATGACCCTTGGGCAATGAAATAGGAGGGACGTAAATGGTATACGTACAAAAAGCACAAACTTACAAAGAAATTAATTTTCTAAAATCACAAAAATTTTTATCATTCACAAAACAAGTGGATTCTAAAACTACAGGAGTTAAAGATGGGGTGCTTCCGGCTGGTTCTATTTATCCAGCTAATGATGCAACAGCAGAAGGAATCACGATTAATGATGTAGATGTTTCAAAAGGTGCACAGCCAGTAGGAGTCATTGTAGATGGGCACATCTTGATTGAACGTTTGCCTGTTAAGCCATCAGAAGCAGCTCAAACAGCAATGCGTGAAGTTAAGTTCTATAACGCTAGTGGTAGAATGCTTGCGTTGCCGGCTGCTTCAGCACCAACAGAATAATAAGAAATAGGAGAACAAATAAATGGTTAATATTGCAGAGTTATTTTCACAAAAAAACGTCCTTGATTACGTAAGTAATCGCCAAGCTACTCCTTTGTTGGGTGAAACACTATTCCCAGCTCGTAAAGTTCAAGGCTTAGAATTCGATATCTTAAAAGCGGGTACTCGTATTCCGACAATTGCAAGCGTGCATGCTTTTGATACAGAGGCTGAAATTGCTTCTCGTGTCGCTTCACGTAGCGCTCAAGAATTGGCTTTCATCAAACGTAAAATTCAACTTAAAGAAAAAGACCTCATTGCTTTGCGTAATCCACGTACTGCCGAAGAACAACGTTTCTTGGAGCAAGAAGTATATAACGATGTTTATTCAATGGTTTCTTCAGTCAATGCCCGTGTCGAAAAAATGCGTATGGAAGTATTGGCGAATGGAACAGTAACACTTGATGAAAATGGGCTTGATCTTGTAGTTGATTATGGTGTTCCTGATGAACATAAAACTAGTGTAGATTTTGCCGCTTCAGGCACTGATATCATTGGTTTATTGACTACTTGGGCATCTTCGCTTGATACAATGCCTACTCGTATCCTTACCTCTACTAAGGTTCGTAATGCAATCTTACAAAATGCTGGAATCAAAGGATACTTCAAAGATGCAGGTTTACTTCCAACTGCCGGTACTTTGAACCAAGTGCTTCAACAATTTGGTTTGCCTACCATTGCTACTTACGACGCTAAGTATTACAAAGAAAATGCGCAAGGAGTTTTGGTTAAAGAACGTTATTTCCCAGAAAATAAATTGGTTATGTTTGGAGCAGAAAATCCAGGAGAATCAATCTTTGGTGTAACTCCAGAAGAATCTCGTTTGCTCGCTGGTGGTTCAAACGACTACACAATTGGCAATGTATTTGCGACTGTTTATGAATCAGGACTTGATCCGGTTGGAACATGGACTAAAGCTGCGGGTACTGCTTTGCCAAGTTTCCCAGAAGCAGACAACGTATTCCAAGCTACAGTACTAGCAGAAGGATAATAAAGTATGGAAAAAATAAAAATTTTGAAAGTTTTTACTGACATCAAAACAAAACAGTTGTATCGAGTTGATCAAGAAATAGAAATTTCTGAGGAACGAGTAAAAGAAATCGAAGATAACCTAGAAGCATTTGGTGGAGGTTATTTTGAAATTCTTGATAATGTTCAGTCTAAGACAGACGAAACGAAATCAAAGAATACAGCTAAGAAGAAAGGGTAGTCCAATGACTATCCTTTTATTTTGAGAGGAGCAGACTATGGATGACATTCTATCAGAAGTAAAGCGTTCTTTAGAAATCGAATCTGACGAAAAGCTCGATTTGCAAATCGAAGACTTTATAAATAGAATATCTAAACAATTATGTGTACGCTTGGGTTTTTTAACTAAAGTTCCTGATGATTTAAATTATATTGTCGTTGAATGTGCAATTAAACGTTTCAACCGTAAAGGCAATGAAGGAATGGCTTCATACGCTCAAGAAGGAGAAACAATTTCTTACGGAAATCTTTTAGATGAGTTTATGGATGATATTGTTGCGTACAAGGAAAATGAGAAGTCAAAAAGCGTTCCACGTCGTGGGGTGATGACAGTAATATGAGATATGATAAAAAAATTATTTTTGTTACTGAAACTGGAGGAGGATATGATCCTGAATTAGGGGAATATATAGAACCAACGATTGTTAAAACAAATAAAATGGCTAATATTACCGACTTAGGAACTGAGCGCTCCAAAGTATTGTTCGGTGATGTTAAACAAGGAGCGAAAGTTGTTCGTTTAATGAGGCCATATTTGAAAAAATGGGACTATGCATTGATTGGTAATGACAAATACAATATTGTTACTAGTCGACAATTACGATTGAAAAACACTTTTATTTTGCAGGAGGTCAGTCGATGAAATCTAGCTTATCTTTTAAAGGGATTGACCAGCTTGTAAAACATTTGGATAAAGCAGCTTCTTTAAAAGACGTTCAACAAGTTGTAAAGTCTAACACTTCAAATATGACAGCGAATATGCAGAAGCTTGCTCCGGTTGACACCGGATATATGAAACGATCCATAAAAATGGAGCTAACAGAGGGCGGATTCAGCGGACAAGCTGGACCACACGCAGATTATTCTGCTTACGTTGAATATGGTACTCGTTTTCAATCTGCTCAACCTTTTGTAAAACCAGCTTATAATGAGCAAAAAGGCGTATTCATTAAAGATTTAGAAAGGTTGCTGAAATGATTAAAACTCGAGACCAATCTATTTTTGATGAATTGTTCAAACGAATACAAGCTTTGGGTTATACCGTTTATGATTATAAGCAAATGAATGAAGTAGGCTATCCATTTGTTGAAATGGAAAATACTCAAACCATTCATGAGCCGAATAAAACGGATATCAAAGGTACAGTAAGTCTTTCATTATCCGTTTGGAACAAGGCTGAAAAAGCAGGCCGTGTGTTAGCTTCAAACATGGCGAGCAATATATTTGCTCTAGCTTTGGAAATAAGCAACACAGACGGATATTCTTGGGCCTTGAACTCACAAGCAAGTACTATTCAAATGTTGGACGATACAACAACAAATACACCGCTCAAAAGAGCGTTGATTAACTTAGAATTTAGACTAAGATAGGAGATTTAATATGGCAGAATTAATAGCCAAACAGGGTAAAGATATTATCTTGCTCTATCGTTTGCTTAGTAAAGCAACAGAAGAAGCGGCTTGGAAACTTGCTTTCCAAACAGAACACTCGAATGAAAAAACTCGAGATTACAACACTACAGCAACCAAAGACGGACCGGTTGGTGCTCTTGCGGAAGTTGAATACAGCTTGTCTGCCACATCTATTGCAGCAAATGGTGACCCACATCTTGACGAAATGGACCAAGCGTTTGATAATGCAGCAATTCTTGAAGTGTGGGAAATTGATAAAGCTGAAAAAGGAGCTGATGGAGAAAACAAAGACAAGTACAAGGCGAAATATCTTCGTGCTTACCTTACAAGTTTCTCTTATGAACCGAACTCGGAAGATGCGCTTGAGCTAAGTTTAGAGTTTGGAGTGTTTGGTAAACCTCAAAAAGGATATGCCACACTGACTGATGAACAAGCTGATGTTGTTCAGTATGTCTTCAAAGATACAGTAAAAGAGACTACGCCCTAATGGCCCCGTAGTCGGTCAAGCGACCGTAGGGGACGCTGAATTATAAATGATGAGTTAAAAGAGAGCTGAGTCTCTCTTTTATTTTTTTAAGGAGAAATCAAAATGGAATTAACAATTAATGGCAAACAAGTAAGTTTTAAATTTGGTGTCAAGTTCGTTCGTGAACTCGACAAAAACTTTGTTATTGAACAAAATGGTGTGTCTTTCGGAATGGCGCTTGCTGTTAAAATCATTCCTGAACTAGAAATGGCAAACATTGCCACTTTATCAAATGTTTTATTTTTAGGAAATCGAACAGAAACACCAAAAATTTCTCAAGGTGACATTGATGATTTTATTGATGAATGTGAAGATATCGAAAAACTATTTGATGATGTTTTGAAAGAAATTACTGAAAGCAATACGGGGAAGTTAATCAAAGCAAAAATGAACAAATAGCTGGGACTTTTGAGAGTTCAGAAGATACCTACGATTCAATGATGATTAGATTCTTGAGGTGTTTCGGCATTCAAGACCTATCTGTATTTGAACGCATGACAATTCGAGAATACTCCATTCGTTCAATTGCCTATCAGTTGAGGACTTTGGATGAAGAAGAATTCATTTATGAACAAGCATGGGCTAATTGGCAAGTCCAAGCAACCAAACAACAAGGTAAAAAACCCGTTTATCCAACATTTAAGAAATTCTTTGACAAGAGAAAACTAGAAAATGACATTTTAGGAATCGAAAGCCCAGAGAATAAGTTTAAAAAGGACAACAAATTAATCGACCTCATGAAAAAAGCAAATAAGTAGGAAAGGAGGAAAAATTATGGAATCTTTTAGTGTACAAGCCTATTTGAAGGCTACTGATAATAATTTTGTTAGTACATTTAAAGATGCTGCTAAACAAGTTCAAAACTTCCAAAACAATACTAATAGTACGATGTCTACAGTAGGTCAAGTTGCTACATCAACAGGTAAAACGTTGACTAAAGCAGTTACAGTTCCTATTGTGGGGATTGGGATTGCTGCCGCAAAAGTTGGTGGCGATTTTGAATCTCAAATGAGCCGTGTTAAAGCCATTTCTGGTGCAACAGGTTCATCTTTTGAGGAACTTAGACAACAAGCAATTGACTTAGGAGCAAAAACGGCATTTAGTGCGAAAGAGTCAGCCGCAGGTATGGAAAATTTGGCATCAGCTGGCTTTGATGCAAAAGAAATCATGGAAGCTATGCCAGGGCTTCTTGACTTAGCTGCTGTTTCTGGTGGTGATGTTGCGTTGGCATCTGAAAATGCTGCTACAGCATTAAGGGGATTCAATTTAGATGCTAGTCAATCTGGTCACGTTGCCAATGTATTTGCTAGAGCTGCCGCAGATACCAATGCAGAAGTTGGAGATATGGGAGAAGCGATGAAATATATCGCTCCTGTTGCTAACACAATGGGGCTTTCTCTTGAAGAAACGGCTGCTGCAATTGGTATAATGTCGGATGCTGGTGTAAAAGGCTCACAAGCTGGTACTACACTTCGTGGTGCATTATCACGTCTTGCAAAACCAACTAAGCCAATGATTGAAAAAATGCAAGAATTAGGTGTTTCATTCTATGATGCATCAGGAAAAATGATTCCTTTGAAAGATCAGATTTCAGTTCTAAAAAAATCATTCACTGGACTAACACAAGAACAAAAGAATAATGCTTTAGTAACTTTATACGGTCAAGAATCGCTTTCAGGTATGGTCGCTTTAGTCGATAAAGGGCCAAATGCACTTGGTAAGCTAACAACCTCATTGCAAAATTCTGACGGTGCTGCAGATAAAATGGCTCGAACTATGCAGGATAATATGAATTCATCATTAGAACAAATGATGGGAGCATTTGAGTCAGCCGCAATAGTTATTCAAAAGATTTTAGCTCCAGCAGTAAAACAAGTTGCTGATGCAGTTTCAGGATTAGTTGATAAATTTGTTTCTGCTCCTGAACCTGTACAAAAAATGATAGTCACAATTGGATTGATCGTGGCTGCAATTGGACCATTATTGCTAATTATTGGTAAAGCAATAAAAATATTTCAAACAATGAAAGTTGGATTCCTTGCTCTGAGAAGTGGATTAGCTCTAATAGGGAGTAGTTTTACTGCTATTTCTTTACCAATTTTAGGAATAATTGCTGCAATAGCAGCTGTTATTGCTATAGGGATTTTAGTTTATAAAAATTGGGATAAAATTTCTAAATTCGGAAAAGAAGTATGGGCAAATGTGAAGAAATTTGCGTCAGATGCAGCCGAAGGTATCAAAGAAAAATGGGGAGATATTACCCAATGGTTTACTGATACTTGGAATAACCTGAAAAACGGAGCCAAAGGACTTTGGGATGGAACAATCCAAGGTGCTAAAGATGCCGTTGATAGTGTTAAAAACGCTTGGAGTGGAGTGAAAGAGTGGTTTTCTGATAAGTGGATTAGCATTAAAGATGGAGCAAAAGGAATTTGGGGCAATATCAAGTCTGGTGCCAAAAGTGGTGCAGACGGTGTCCAAAATGCCTGGGGTAACACCAAAAAATGGTTCTCAAATCTCTGGGACGGAATTGTCAGTGGCGCAAAAAGCATCGGTTCAAAAATGTTAGAGCCAATTGTAAACATATTTAACGCTTATAAAGAGATTTTTCAACCGCTCCTTACTTTCTTCTCTGGTTTATGGGATCAAGTTAAAACAATCTTTAGTGCTGCATGGGAAGTGATAAAAACAGTTGTAATGGGTCCAGTCTTACTTTTGATTGACCTTATAACAGGTAATTTTGAGCAACTGAAAAAAGATGCCCTAATGCTATGGCAAACAATGGTAGATTCGATTCAAACCATTGTATCAACATTCGTTCAAATTGTAGGTGGATTCTTCCAAGGTTTATGGGGAGTCATCCAAAATATATGGGATACTTTGGTTTTGGAGGCTCAAACTGCTTGGACAACACTTACTACTTTCATTATTACTACTGTTAAAAATATGATTACAGCGGTTGTCAATGGTTGGAATTCATTTAAACAGGGAACGATTGACCTTTGGAATGCAACAATCCAATGGATTCAAGACACTTGGAGTGCTTTTGTTTCTTGGATTGTCCAAACCGCTAATGATATCGTAAATGGTGTTATTAACGGGTGGAATGCCTTCAAGCAAGGCACTATTGACTTGTGGAATGTTACTGTTCAATGGGTCAAAGATACTTGGGCCGCATTTAAGCAATGGGTCATTGAGTCTGCTAATGCTATTGTAAATGGTGTGAAACAAGGTTGGGAAAACCTCAAACAAGGAACAATCGACTTGTGGAATTGCATGGTTAACGGTCTGAAAGGTATCTGGGATGGTTTGAAACAAAGCGTTAGCGATCTGATTGATAATGTTGTTAGTATCTTCAATACTTTGAAAAATATCAACTTGCTAGATATTGGTAAAGCCATTATCGATGGCTTTGTCAAAGGACTCAAGCAAAAATGGGAAGATGGAATGAAATTTATCAGTGGAATTGGCGATTGGATTCGTGAGCATAAAGGTCCAATCCGTAAGGATAGAAAACTTTTAACTCCCGCTGGTAATGCCATTATGAATGGTTTGAATTCTGGTTTAACTGGTGGCTTCCGTAATGTTCAATCCAATGTTTCGGGAATGGGCGACATGATTGCTAATGCAATTAATTCTGACTATTCTGTGGATATTGGGGCAAATGTTGCGGCAGCTAATCGCTCAATCAGTAGTCAAGTATCGCATGAGGTGAACCTTAACCAAGGAAAACAGCCAGCTTTATTCAATGTGAAGCTTGGTAACCAAAACTTTAAAGCCTTTGTGAATGACATTTCTAATGCACAAGGTCAAGAAATTAACTTAAATATGGGATTTTAGGAGGTAGAAATGTACAAGTTTAGAGATACGACAAAACGGAAGCATTATCGTAACCTTCCTTTTATTCCAACCAGTGCCATGAGTTATGATGGGGCTTGGTTAGAGGAACTCATAGAAGGTTATCAGACGTTGACCGTTGAGGGGCGAGAGATGTATTCCCTCAACTTTGAGTCACAAGAAATGCAAGTGGGAGGAGTAATCACCAATGTGAAATATCCTCCTCGTGAGCTGACAATAAAATACAAACTTGAGGATAGGGATCCTCGAGTATTACAAGAAAAGTTTGATACTTTAAAAGCGTTCTTGATTCGTCAAGAAGATGTCCCTATTATTTTTCATGATGATTTGGAATATACTTTTTATGGCCGTTTCCAAACTGCAGACAATG